AGATGAAAAACTAAATTTCAAATTAACACCCATGTTGCCAGTCTTTAGTCAGGGATGTGTATCATCCAGACTGGATGCAATGATTGCGGCAGGGTTACCAGCACCTACACATATTAAATTGGATGTAGATGGATTTGAACATAAAGTTATTGCTGGTAGTAAGGGTGCATTGCGTAATGTTAAATCATTGATCATTGAGATTAACCAAAATCTACCAGAGCATATTGCTTTAGTGACTCATTTAGTAGAACAAGGATTTACATTTGATGCTGATCAAGTCCGGGCAGCAGAAAGACAAACAGGATCCTTTAAAGGAGTAGCTGAGTATGTTTTTAGGCGCAAGTGAGTATGTAGCCGACAAATTTGCTGACGCGGCAATCAACGATATTCCCTATCCGCACATTCAAATTGATAACATCTTCCCACAACAGATGTATCAACAGATGTTGGTTAATGAAATACCTGGTGAACATCTAAAAACATTACATGAGCTTCAACGTGTGGGTAGTGCATATCCTGAATCTAGAAAGGTATTGAGTCTACAACATGATATGCCTGAGTTAGCAGACCCCTACAGGTTGTTTTGGGAACAGGCCGCAGATTGGTTGTTGGGACCATTTTATGATATAGTAATAGACAAGTTTCATCCCCACATCTCCCGACGATTTAATGATGAGATACCTGACATGGGTCCTGAAACATTATATACACAAGACTCCACCACATACAATCTGGGTCCACATACTGATAGTGTCAAGAAAGTTATTACATTATTGATCTACATGCCCAAGGATGACTCTTTAAGTCATCTAGGAACATCAATGTATATACCTACTGATAAACAATTTACCTGTGAGGGTGGTCCACATCACAAATTTGACCGGTTTACTTTGTTAAAAACTGCACCATTTAAACCCAATACATTGTTTGGGTTTTTTAAAACTAGTAATAGTTTCCATGGAGTAGAACCAATTCAGGAAAGTATTCGTCGTGATTTATTAATTTACGACATTCAACTTACTAAGAAACCTTAGATTAAGTGTACCGCGGTTTCAATCTTGGATTGAATCGCATCTATTTTAAATGTACCATATACACCAGGATGCAATGGTTTGGGATAGTCGCCAATGCTACACCAACAATAACCACGGTGTTCGTCATTTAACGTTGGTAGGAATTCATTCTCCACAGCTACGATATAAGTGTTGTAAACAAATCTACCGTTTGGTGAAGTAAACAGATCTACAGGAACTATTTTAGCCTGGTATAAATCTATACCAATTTCTTCTTTAATTTCTCTTAGTAATGCTTGGCTAGTTGTTTCTTTTCGTTCTATTTTACCACCGGCCAATCCCCAGGTACCAGCATAGCCACCATTGTTGCGTAGTAAAAACAAAAAACGTCCAGTAGATTTTGCGTGTATCAGAGCTCCAACTGATGCAATTGAATCATTAATATCTACTATCACAAAACAATACTCCATTTTCCATTTTTATAATCGCCCTCGTAACTTCTCATCCATCTGCTTCCAGTCCATTTGTATTGTTGGTTGGTAGCTAGGTTAGTTACATATCCAATGTCCGTTACTTCTGTGGCTTCAAAGACCACTTGCCACTGTCCACTGGTATATTGTACTATATCATTGGCCTTGGCTACAAGTTGTTGACCACCAGACCCTTTCCAGGCATCAGGCCCGTCAACATTTCCAATAAATCCAGTATCTTCAGTTAATATATAACGTTGTCCATTCGCATGAACAGCAAGTCCAGCACCTGGTCCAGACGTCAAGGGATTAACTATTGCATTGACCGCAGTTAATGTATCAACAGGTTTGGTATCGATGTCCACGTTGAACAACAACACTGTGTCGTCACTGGGATGATATGATACCGTACCAACTACTTCTGTTTCACCATCACTTTGTAATAATCTTATCTGACTAATACCATTGGTCAAAGTGCCATACAAATTAACAAACGTATGCCAATTATCTCTTGTTCCATTTTTTAGCATATTGGCATTGACTGTGTCTTGATATTTCAACAATGTTAATTGGTTGCCATTTAATAATACACCATACATTAATGGTGTAACATATTTTCGATTGCCCAACATTAACCATTCGTCAACAGCACCATCTGCCAAATTGCCGTAGGGGTCCAGTATATCTGATATGACATTTTGGATCACACCTAGTTTTTTAATCTTGGCTGGAGCACTGATCCAGATCGGTATTTCAAATGTCAATGCGGCAACGTCGATAGCATCATCAGCACCCACAGGCACGGTACGGCTACTCCAGGACACATCTGTCAGTGTCACTATGCTTAGGCTGGTCCAATCTACATAGTTGTCGGTGCTTTGTATTTCCAAACTGGGATTAAATAAACAACCAATCTGTTCTATTAATTGTAATTTTTGTTCAGTATTGCTGGTCCAGATGTCAGCCTTCATGGTTAACTTGTATGGCACCGGCATCAATCGTTCTACAGTAAAGGCAGTACCTTGTGTGGTATCATATTCTTGTGTACCTTCGTTGAATGATCTTTCTCTGACATTAACATTACTAACATGATATGGGTTTTGCATTCTAGCTTGCTCATACGTTAATCCGCTAATATAACAACTGATCATGGGCACAGTGTTTAACATTGACTCACTGTTGTTACGTAATATAGTGGCTGCTTGACGGCTACTATCTCCGTACTTGACTGGCACACGTTGCAATGCAGTATTGCCATCGCGGTCCTTGCCAAACTGAACTTGAAAATTACTGAACAGTCTGATAAACTGTAACATATACCGTCTTATCTGACTATCATAAAAAAATGCAACGTTGCTCATTAATCTCTTCCTTTAAGTGCCTTGCTGAGGCCCTGTTTACTTGGCACATTGACAATAGTGGAACCATCTGCACCCACTGTTGATATAACCGCTGTGTTATTAATAAATTTCTGTCTAATATTGGTGCCAGAACCTGGAGTATAATTGTCACGTTGAGCATCTTCAACTTTGACCCAGCGAGTACCACTAAATCTAAATAATCTATTGGGATGATAATCTAATCGTAATACATAGTCACCAACTGACGGATTATCTGGGAAGGCTGTGGCCGCGGTAACCGGCCAACCATTTGGAGCCAATCCATCACCAGTCATATATCCGCCGATACTTTTACTTGGATGTACCACCGCTACGTCAATAGTGCTATTGTCACTACCCAGTATTGTGGCGGGTGCATCTACTACTGTTCTAGTGGCAATTGGCACTGTGCCGGTACCGTTTATGCCGGAACCGGTATTATCAGTAATAATGTCTGTATGAGTTGGTATGGTATAAAATGAACTAGTATCATATCCGCTCTTGGGAGTCTCTGCTTCTGCTTGATCCAACACAGCATCGTTTATATCTATATTCTTATCGTATTGACTCAAAATAGTAGCCAAGTTTTCGGTTGTATCAGCACCTGCAGATATATTGTTTAAAATGTCTTTGTATTCTTGACTATCTACCAATGGCACAATTTTAGCTCTAAGCAAATGTGGCCACCAAGTTGGGCTATAACCTTCGCTAGCAAGAGATACTTCCTGAATGGTATAATATCGTTTCAATGCGGCAGGAACAGTTTCATCCAATCCCCAAAAATCTTTTTTGTGTTGTAACTCCAACACATCACCATTCATCAATTTGCGCCCAAGAGCTTCCACAGTATCCTTGATATGGAATACTACAAATAACGAATCGTTGGTCAAGAACAGACCAAATTGTTGTAGGTCAAAATCAACATCTGATGTTTGATATATCCCACGTATGTTGTATATACTGGTGTCGTATTTTCGATCGCGGTTTTCCAAAAATAGCAAGTCTTGAATATTCATTGCACTTTGATTCAAGTATTCTGGTTGTGTTGCGTCAGTGCTACCAGTTTGTTCAGTTGGACCTAAATACTTGTGTACGTTGATACCGGTACCGCCCATGGTGAACATTTCACTCATGCGACGATCCATAAATTGGTAATCCTTACTGTGGGCACCGTTCTGCCAAAGCGATATTCTGGGCACTTGTGATAAATCCTTTAATATCAAGTATTTATATCAGTTGACTTCTACTGTCATTCATGTATAATGGTTGAACTTGTTAACTTTGAGGTATATATGGCCAAGCAACGATCTACACGTAATCCCCTATTTGCTGATGAAAAATACAAAGGCACAGAACCAGTCTGGAGTGACAAAAAACTCACTGATCAAGAATTTAAGATTGCGCTGATGCATGCCTTTAACTATTACAATTACTTTTATAGTGCTACTGACTTTAAGAAAGAGATTATTGATTGGTTAGGCAAGAATAGCAAGCTCAAACCAGCCGAAATTGCACGGTTTCGTGCCAGTAATGATAAGAAACTGGGGCCTACTGTGGGGGCTTTGGTACGTATGCATACTCGTGGTGCTCCACTTACTAAAACCCACATGGAATATATTATTTCTACAGTAACGAAAGTCATTGCAGATATTGAGACATCTGATGTAACTGATTTTGATAATGCTATTGCCGCTAAGAAAGCTAAAAAAACGGCCAAAAGTACTGTAACACTGGTTGAGGGTATTCAAGAACGTATGTTACAGCAAGCCCGCGATACCGCGGGTGAGATTGACGGTGATTTGGATGATGCTGTTATTAATGGCAAAAATAAACTTAATGTATACAAATATTTGGCTGAAAAACAAGTCTCTAGACCAGTGGCATCTAAAATTCGTGCGATGTATATCAAGGATTACGAAGAGCTCAAGGCTAGCAAAAAACCTGGTGCAGATCCACAATTGGTAGAAGGATACAGCAATTTTACAGGGGTCAAACTTAAACGCACATTGGCCTGGTATGACAAGATGTTCAGTGATGTTGACAATTATCTCAAGCTCAAGGCACAGGACAAGAAGCCACGTAAACGCAAAGTAATTAGTGCTGACAAACTGGTTGGTAAACTGAAATATCTCAAGGAGAGTAAAGAACTGGGCATTGCAAGTATCAAAGCCACAGACATTGTTAATGCCGAACAGGTTTGGGTGTTTAATGTCAAAACACGCAAGCTGGGACGTTATGTGGCTGAAAGTGGATCGCAGTTATCCATCAAGGGCACCACGATACTGAACTTTGATGCGGCACAGAGTGTGGCCAAGACTCTACGTAAGCCCAAGGAGCAGATAACAGAGATGATGAAGGCTGGTAAAGTTAATCTCCGTAAGTATTTGGACGGGATCAAAGCTACCAGCATTAAACTAAACGGGCGAATCAACGCAGATACATTGCTGTTGCGAGTCGCTTAATACGGAAATCCCAGCTTAGACTGGGATTTCCTTTGACTTTTATTTCTATTCCTGGACATAAATATTGTAACAGGGAAAATTACAGATGGCATCGATTGCTGAATTAAATAACACCAAAGCTGAATTGCGCGGTAAAATACAAGACTATATCAGAATGCGATTGGGTGATGGCATGGTGGATGTGGAACTAGACACCGAACACTACAACATGGCCATTGATAAAGCTGTGATGAGATACCGCCAACGTTCACAAAACAGTCAGGAAGAAAGTTATGCTTTCCTGCCTTTGGTGGGTGAGACTCAAAGCTACACACTTCCAAACGAAATACTACAAGTAAGACAAATATTTCGCAGAGGCTTGGGCACAACAGCTGGGTCAACAGGCAGTCAATTTGAACCATTTGCTAGCGGTGTATTAAACACATATTTTCTGGTCAACGGGCAAGTGGGTGGACTTACTAATTATGAATTATACGCTGAGTATCAGGAATTAGCGGTACGTATGTTTGGTGGTAACATGAACTATACCTTCAATACCGTAAACAAACAGTTGACAGTAGTGCGTAAGATCCCCAATACTGGTATATCAGCTGACGGCAGTACTGAAAATGTTTCTGAGACTGTGTTGTTGTGGGTGTTCAATTACAAGCCAGAGATTTCCTTGTTGCAGGACTATTTGATCTTTCCTTGGATACAAGAATATGCATTTGCTATTGCCAAGATGACATTGGGTGAAGCTAGAGAAAAGTTTG